AACTGAGGAAGATTTTGCCGTAATTCTACAAATCCTGGAATGTCTTGATTGCCTTCAACATATTTTACAAACGCTTCCCATTGATGTCTTAAACTGGCAACGACAACCTCAATTTCGCCAAATGCTGAGTTGACTCTAGTAGCTTCCCCAGCCGCAATATTACCTAATTTAAGAGGAGGTATAGTAAACTCAGTTGCAGCAGCCGCTTTAGCAAGCTCTTTTTTAAGAGTGTTTGCAACTTCAGCCCCCAAATCACCCACAACTTTATTAAATGCTGAAGGTATTTTAGTGGCGATTTCCGCAATTTCAGTTCCTAAAGCAGGTACTCTAACCTTCAACTCATCCAATTTGATAATGGCTTGGGAAAGACCCGCTACTAAACTTTCACCAAAAGCACCTAGATTTCGACTGCTAATTGAAGTGATTAATTCACGAAGAGCTTTCTGCTGGTTATCAATTTCTACAGATACTGCATCCGAAGGTTTGAAACCAGTGAGCTTTTCTTGATACTGAGTCAGTAATTTAACTGATTTTTGTAGTGCAGCATTATCTCGTTCATACGCACCAATTGCCGCAGCATTTTTGGTAGTCGGATCAAACTCTTTTATTCTTCCATGCAATTCGGCTAATTTCTTTAGCTCATCTTCAGCCAAACGAAGAGTTTCAATATACTCTTTGTAATGAGCAATATCTCCAGATTGCGCAATATTACTCGTAATTGCACTACTTTGTAATTCTTTTAGTGCTTTGACAGCATTTTCAGTGGTGCTAATAGCATCAGTAACCGCTTTAAACTCTATTTGAGTCTTGTCGGCATACGCTTTGTTTTTGTCGCTGCTTTTCTGAACCGCTTCAGTCAGATTATTGATTAAAGTTTGACCCGCTTTTAATGGCCCAGCCGCCTTTTCTAACGCGATTTCTTGGGAATTTAAAGAAGCATTAAATTGTTCTAACGTAATTTTTCCAGAAATATACTCATTCGCTAGCCGTGTTACATCATTTGAAGATTTAGTAAGTTCCGTATTAACAACACCTAAAACAGCGCGGAATGGCTCAAATGAACTTCCAAGAGTAGTAAATACAGTTCTACTACTGTCGCCCAGAATTTGTAGTAGTTGGCGCAATTGATTAATAGCAGCTCTTGATTCTGCTACATCATCCGATGATAAACCAGGAATCAGTGCTTTTGCACTCTTCTTAGCAAGTTCTGGTGTCTTTTCACTTAACAAAGATTCAAAAGTCTTTTTGGCAGATCCCTCAACCCCTTTAAGAAGTAGATTTAGGTCTTTAAAACGATTAATAAAGCTGCCGATATTAGTACGGTTAATATCACCACTTAGCGTTATGAAAGAGTCAGCAACATTTTTTAATGATTTATTACCAGATACAGATTCAATAGCTTGATTAAATCTTTCAGACCACTTCTTAGCAGCTTCAGTACTTTGTTGTTGATCATCACTAATAGATTTTAAACCAGATTTAATAGCCTTTGCAGCATCTTCTTGTTTGTTCGCAAGTTTAATATCTTCATCAGCTTGCTTAATTCTTGCGTCTTGTACAGCAAGAGAAAATTTAGTAATCAGTTCTTCAACATTGAGTCCAAAACTTTCTGCTTTAGCACCCTTTAAAGAATTAAGTGCGCCAAGTATCTTATCCTCAAATATTTTAGTATCTAAAGATTCAGCACCTTTCTTGAAAGCGTCAGTAGCATCATCAATAGCCTTTTGAATATCTTCTACAAATTTTTTAGTTCCCTTACCTGACTCTTTATCAACATCAGCTTTTAACTGAACTAAAAGATCAAGAATAACGGCATTTTCTGAAGCCATTTTATTTCACACTCCGTAAAAATCGAGAAAGGCGAAGCCACTCGCTCTTAGTTTCATCCGGTGGCGGAGAAGCTTGAGAGCGTGATGGTCGCCTTGTCTCTTTAACAATGGATTCCACACCTTTTTGACTCGCATTATGCCCAATCCATGTTGACATAATTAAATTCTTACGATTTAACTCTTTCTGCTTTGCGGCTTCCTTAACAAATAGTCCGACTTGGTTGAGGGTGTAGGTTTTGATTTCCGACCATGAATGGCCGGAATCAATCAAGAACTGGACGATGGACCCTATTGTAGCGGGTTCTGCGTCAGCAGCCCTACTTTCTCCCCCAACCCCTTGAAGTTTTTTATTAGCCCTTCTTTACTGGCTAAATTGACTTCAAGACATACACCAAATAAATCTACAGCTTTTTCAATGGGAAGTCTAGTTATATCATCCACATCCAAACCAGATAATTCTGAAAGAATCTCTGGGGCGTCAGAAATAATCAACGCCACCAATTGAATCATGGTGGATGGATCAGATTCTAACGATTTGAAATTGAAATTCTGCGCAGCCAACTTTTCAGTAATCTGCGTCACTTTTGAAAGAATTAATCCAAGACCTTGTAACGATAATGGCGCAATCGATAAGGTCGTACTGCCCAAGACATAAGCACGGTACGGAAATAGTGCGGACCAATCTGAATCTTTGAGTTTGACTTTATTTGGAAGACTCATACAAAATCTCACATGGTAAAAATGGAGTGGGGGAACTGTCACCTACCCAGTTCCCCCACAGTATACGATGCCCCCCGATGGAGGGCAAGCGGATTAAGCGATGATCAAGTCCAGATACGGGCTATCGGGATGATACTGCAAGTCGCGCAGAATTTCACCGGTAAAGCCCATCGTCGCCCAAGCATCACCAATCAGAGCGGTATCGGCATCTGGGGCCAGCATGACCTTATGAGCGGTGAACTCATACTGCCCACCTTCCGGGTTGTCCGACTTGAACCGAATCTGACCGACCTGGTTCAGCGACTTCAGCGCCCGAATGACCGTATACGTAGCGGACGCATACCCAAACGCCACCACAACCGTACCCGACACGGTAGAACCGGCTGGGAAGCAAATCCGGCCAGAAGCCGCATCCACCGTGTAGTCAGTACCGCTAGAGTAAAAGGTAGTGTTCTTGCTGACCACCACCAAACCGGGAACCGCAGTAGCCGTAGCCGAAGAAGTAGCCGTAGCCGAAGAAGTACTGCCAGTGATAGTTTCAGTAGCAGCAAAGGTGCCGGTAATGTTACCCACCACCAGCGAGCCAGCATTGACCTTCAATACCTTGGCCGTAGCACTGGAGGTACTACCCGTGATGGTTTCGCCCGCTTGGAAAGGTCCACCAGTAACCGAGCCAATCGGAATCTGCTTGGTGGAGATGTTACGCTTGCCCAGATCATAATAACGACCCAGTTCTGGACTCGCAATGGACACGCTACCATCATTCCCCGCCGACTGAGTGACTTCGGCCTTCTCACCGTAGATCAGCAGCTTCCAGTTCTCTTCTTCGAACTCGTCCAGCGTAAACTTGAGAGTCGGATTCAGTTCGGAGATGACGCTCAGATCCTTGGCCTTGATACCCGACATGGAACTGAAATGATCCAGCTTAGTCGCACCGATATTCAGAGTCAGAGCAGTCGCATTGCCCAGAGCGCGCTCGCCACCGTAAGTGGCAGATTCCGCATTCCAAGGCGCCCAAAAGAGCATACCACGGCCCAGCATATAGTTTTCAACATTTGGAGTAGACATACTTCCACCTCATTAACAGCAAGAAGGATTGTAACCGTAAAATCTGTCTGTGTACACAAGTTCATATTGTAGCGCACAGTCCAACGTGTTCGGTATAACTTCTACGATTTCCTGAAACGTTATGGAGAATTTAGTGACCAACGCCGGACCTTCATTATCCATGCCTTTATTTTGAACTAAAAACTCATCTAATTCAAGTGCTTTTTGGACTAAAGACGATTTAATCCGACCTTCTTGATACATATTAATACGATCTTTCAGTTTAGTGATATATTCAAATTGAAAAGGTTGATGAACTGTGTAAATTCCCCGTGGATGCTCTCGATATGTTGCCATTAACTCAAACAGATGGATGCATGGCAACATCTGAGTCCACACTCCCCACACTCCACCTGACCCTTCGTAAATGGGGACACTTGGAAATGCTTGACTCAATCTCCGCTTCATCTCACGGGAAATCTGAGTTAATCTGGGTTCGGGATTGGGCAGAGTAATCATACTTTAACTCTCCGAACCACTTGCTTCATGTGTTGAGTGCCAATCATCTTAAAATATGGAATCACCCACCGTTTAAAATTCTCCGTACCATCTCGCAACCAATGAGATGGAGTAACATACTGCTGCCGCACTAATAAGAACAACCCAGCCAGTTTTTCTACCTTAATGACCGGTTTGGTTTTCCCTGGTGGGAAAGTATCTCGTTTTAATGCAATCAGTTTGGCTCCCGTTACGGAACCAGAACCACCCAACTGAAGTTCATTGGAATAATCTTTACCACCTGGAGATCCACCACGCCGCAATGGAACTGTAACCGTCTTGCTACCTTCAGGAATATCTAGCGGACTTTTATAACCCAACTGCAACCCGAATGGTAAAGGAATCGCTAAATACTTCATCCCCCGTTTTGGAATAATGATACCTCCGGTATCATAAATCCGGGCAAACAGTGAAGCCGGTTCCCCATTGACGATCACTTGATAATTGCTACGACCTCGTGCTCCACCTTCCGAATATCCCGCTGATTTAACAACCAACCCTTCCGCAATCAGATGGTGTCCTTTCTTCCGTATGGTCTGGCTTTCAGCAGATACTTTTAACAAGTCCCTTAAGTGGTCCATGACGGGTTGTTTGCTATCTCGATTGATCTCCTTAAAAGATAATTTAACGCGAGTCGTTAAATCTGACATTAACAGATTAGTCACTTTAACTAAGCTGTTAATATCTCGGACTTGAAGCTGAACGGCCATTACACAGACTCCGCAGGACCGTAATATATAAATGGAGATAGTAAAGTGACTACTGCATCCAACAAATTACCAGAGTCAGGACCAGTCGCTAAATTAATGTGCCCAGTACCTCCACGGCTAGTCATCTCACCACGTAGCGATGCAATACCAATACTGGGAAGTCGATTGTAAGATGCGATGGTTTGCATTGTCAGAGCCGTATGCAAACTCTGATTTTCATCACTGGTTGCATAACCGCCCACATATTCAATGGACAGGTTTAGCTTTGCACCACCTAACGTATAATTCGACCAGCGATTAGTCAATTCTTTTTGCAAGAGTAATTGACGTAATTTCACTTCTAATGCAGAATTAGTAATAACAATATCTTTAGATGCTTTGATGTTGTAGTCAGTTGTGGCTACCAACTCTACTTGCAATTCCGAATCAGTCAGTACATTGCTCATCTCATGATCAATAAAATAAACATGAGCAACAGAAACAACTGGTATGTTGCGGAGCCGGATTTTAGTATCTTGCTCAAAATAATTTTCAATAAATGTATCTTTACAAAACTCTCGATTGCAATATGACGCGATCATTCCATACGAAAAACGAGCGCAGTAATCAACTCTTGCATCGTACACCGCAAGTTCATCGGAACCACGCTCTTGCAATTGCAAAGCCGCACACGCTTCCGCGACCACGGGCGCTAAAAATGATGTCAGAGTGAGAACGTTCATTTAACGGGCAACACTCTTTTTCGAGTCGGTTTGCGAATGGGTACTGAAGTGGTAGTCAACTCCTTTAATGGAGTCGGTTCTTCCTCGCTGGTCAATTCCGCTTCGGGCACTTCTTCCTCGCTTGATGACTCTACCGATAAGGATTCCTCTTGTAGATTGGTCAACACTTTCAAGGTGCAGCCAACCCCAGTAGGAACGACGCCGACTGGCACCAGATCCGCCCCAAACCGCTTGGCCCATAATTCACACTCCGTACTGACAAAGGTGCCAAATGGAATCTGAAGTCCATTGACACCATCTATCAAATGACGCTTGGCTTGGTAAATCATGAACACTCCTAGATCAAGCATCCCCAATTTTGGCTGGGGATGCTTGAATAACTCTTACGCAGCGGTCTTCACCACTACACCGGTTTCCGGCAGGGCATACGCCATCCCTTCGCGCTGGAGAACACGCAAGAAGATCTTGTCCTGCGCGAAACCAACGTGCTCAGAACGAGCCACAGTCATCTGCTGGCGATCAGCAATGTAGTAGTGCTGGAGGTTGCCAAAGAAAATGAACGGCTTGCTCGCGCCCGTGGCCGTGATAGCCGGTAGCAGTTCCGAAACCGAGTACGGATATCCCCAGATCGTGCCGGGCTGACCATCTGCCGTGGGGGCCGCCCAAATGTACTGACCATAAGTATCTTTCAACTGGCGCAGCACGTTATGGATGGTACGGTGCATGTAGAACTGAGCACCGGAGATCAGAGTCGGCGGCTGGCTGGCAATCACATTAGCCAGATCGTCGGCGGTGATGTCCGTGAACTTGTTCTTGCCCGTGGGCATCGTATACGTCTTGACGCCAGGATCATGGAACACGCCATTGTACGGATCAGCATTGCCCGCCACATCTCCAACGAAGCAAACGCGATCTTCTTCCTTCGCCAACGCTTGGGCAAACAGAGTCGCAAGCAGGTTGGCAATGGCGATGCTGGCATCATTCAGCAGTTCGCTGGTCATCGGAACCAGAGCGGCCAGCTTCTTGATGGACATGCGGAACTCGCCAAAGGCCGGCTGGGTCTGGCTCATGGTCTGGCCTTCACCAATCCAGTACACCTGCACACCACCAGTCAAGCGGGGCATGATCAGTTCGGAGGTGCTCATCGGAATGACGGTGCAACGCTGACGGGCCAGACCGTACTGTTCCATGATCATGATCAGAGTATTGCGATACTCTGGCAGGATCAGGTAGCCACCATCCGGGTCCACCGCAGTCGTCATATCCTTGACCATCGAATCTTCCTTGATGAAGATGCCTTTCACTAACTGGACGAAATTCTTCGCCAACTTGGCATCGGTAAAGCCCATGCCATTGGAAGATAGCACTGAGGTCTGAACTGACTCCAGAGCTTTACGTTCCAGCGCATCCACCTGATTCTGCAGAGCTTTGATCAGCGTATCCTGACCCTTAAACATCTGCAGAGCAGTCTGAACGGACTGGGAAAACTCAGCAATCTGCTTGGAAACTTCTAAGTCCACGGCCATATCAATCACCTTTTACTGGAATTTAACATCTTTGAACAAGTCTTTTAGCCCGCTTAATTGCACGGCAATCTGGCGCTGGGCTTCGACATCTGAATCGGGTTCATCCGATTCAGCACTCTTGGGGGCAGTCGGAAGCCGCAATACATCAGCATGAATCTCTTCCAACATTCTCGTCAGCAGTTGTAAACGAACTTTAACCGAAGTGTCTAGCTCAGTCAACCTTTCCCCAATAGTCGCCGTCATACTGTCAAGCAACTCTTTAACATCGCTGGGGGTTTGTTCCGGTTCCGGCGTCGGTTCGGTCACTTCCACTATGGGCTCTTTCCCTTCCGCAATCAGCTTCAACTGATCTTCGGAGTAGGTCTGGTCAAAAGCCGGGGCTTTCAGTCCAAACTCTTCATAGTGAGCAGCCAGATGATCATATACACCTTGACGATGATCTTTAGGAATAACCGACGACTTTTCTTGACCCAACAACGCGGCCATCGCAGCCGTTACACCACTCTTGGAGGTTTGCAACGCATCCCCTTTGATCGTGTGGTGTAAGAACTTGTAGCCGGTAAACGTATCGGCCTTTTCCACATCTAACCAAGCAAAACCACGGGCAAACTCAAACCATGATAGTGTATCTTTTTCACCCGAATGATCAGAGCTGGCAAACTTAGCCAGATCAGCCAAAGCCATCAGGACATCAAACGGAGTTTCATCCAAACCTTCACACTTCTGGTAAGGCACCACATTACTGAGCGTCGAGACCTGACCTTCCGTGATCTCTTTCAGTAAGTCATCCATCTGGGAAGTCAACGCTTTCAATTGATGGGAGAGCGCAGTGCTCACAATCTCAGCCGCCGCTTTGCTCTTACCCATTTCGGCATACTTCCGGGTAATGCCATCAGTCGCCCGAATCATCAACGCTTCAGGATTGGATGGAACGGGAACCGGACTGATTTCTAGCAACTCCCACTTGGGGATGATACCGTAAGGCCGATCAGCATACTTGGTAAAATCTACCGTATGGGTGGAACCATCCGGCAGTGTCACATCTAACGATGACACATTATCTTCCAAGTCATAAGTCGGGATGTACGCTTTCGGAATGAACCCGACCGAGAACGCATTCATGAAGTTGTTCTCGTACAACTTCTCAATCCGCGCACTCTCCGGGTCATCATTGAACTCGAAATCGAACTTGACTGCATCTTCAGATACACTCAAGCCCAGCACTCGACCTACAGGCAACTTGCGACGGTCATGGATGTTCAGCATGACCGGGTTTTTCATGAACTGTTCAACCATAACACCTTTTGGAATCAAAATCTCTCGATCTCGATCCAAGGCGTCGGTAGAGGCAATGGCGGAATAAATATTCTTGCCAGTGGCTCCCTTCTTATGAACAGGGCTGCTTTTAACTGCAAACTCTACTGAACGTGACATTTTAAACCTCCACCGAATTCACGTAAATTTAATGTCTTAATGTTTGATTGTAAATACCCTGGATGAAAATTTTTGCAATCTCATCAGAGTTGTCAAACAAATCCGCTGCGTCAGAATTAGCAAAACCATCAAACACCTTGACTGCTAACTCTACATCGTCATACTGGCACTGATTGAGTAAACAACGTACATACGAACGAATTGTCAGATCCCACACAAAATCTAAATCACCTGATTCATCACGCAAATATGATGAATACGTTTTGAGCTTACTAGATAATATCTGGGCGTATACTTCCAGATCTTTTTTGGGCTTGGGTTTGGGTTTGGGTTTTTTGGGATCTTCAGTCGGAGCGGGAGCGGGATCTGGACGATTAGCCGCCATGATCTGCTGCAACTGTTGTTGATATTCCAACTGCTGCTCTTGACGATCCATGCGCAACTTATCAAAATTGGCATCTGGTACTAGACTGGGCATTCCCACAATCTTAGCCACCTGACTGGGATAATAACCCAAATCCATATAAACCTTAGCTGGAGCCGCCAGAGTAGCGGGATTAGGTCGAAGCCCCGCAACTTTGCTGGTATCCCAAGCGGCGTAAACCCCAGGAAAAGAAATGTCCAAAATATTGATCTGGATCAAATCCAAAATAGCAGCCATCTTGGGAAGTAAAGTTTGCTCCCAAAATGTTTTAGTTTGCTCTTCGGCATTCGCGTATGAAGAATACTCAAACAATCCCACCAAAGAAGGGGGAACGCCAAATATTCCCAAAATCTCTTCTCGATTCAGTTTTTTGCCATTGATAAAATCTACATCTTTGGAACTGACATTGAGTGGAGTAATATCCAAACCTCCTTGTAAGAGTAGAGCTCCATGACCCCCATCAATCCCACTGTAGTAATTAATGATCTCTTTACGGATTTCCGCTTTTTGATCTTTATTCAACATTCCTTTGGCTTGAATCAACAACGGGTTTTTCATTCCCGCTCTAAAGAATGCTGTATTCCAACCATTGATATGATGTTCAGAATCCAAACTGGTCCGGGCTGGAACCAATGGAGAAAGACCATCCAATGACAATCCCACTGGTACATCAGGTCGATATTCTTGGATCAACAGCACTTCTTCCAGCTTATACTTCTTCCCGTATGAATAATCTTCCCATCCCACTAATTCTTGCATGTACTGTCCAGTCAAGATTGGACGCAATGCATTCTTATGACGAATATCAATGTTGGTGGGCATCAACCCTTTACGCTCAATCACCCAGAACAATTTGCCATCGATCCCCAGATGAATAAAGGTGCGATACAGCAAATCACGAAGACTCAGGATGATGGGGAATTTGGGGGGATTAAATAACTTCAGAACGGGGTGGCTCTTATCAACAATGATCTCATCAGCATTATATGTGGGTGAAACCGTGGGATCACCTTGATAAAATACTAAAGGTGCGCTAGACGCAGTCAGCGCAATTCGATTAACGGCGGCGTAGACCCAGCTAGAGCGGAAGTAAGATTCAGCACCCATATAATTAAGGGTAGATGCACTTCCACCGGACGCCAGCCAATCTGTAAATGAAAAGACTTTCATTGGTTATACCCACACCGTCTTAGCGATGTCCCAATATCTGGCTCGTTCAGTCCAACCATTCAAGCCAGGGTTGATCACTCGCGTAATTCTTTTAAATGAATCTAATGAATTGATGTCAGCAATCTCGTTCAAATGATGACTCTTCCACCACCAACAAGATGCCCGAGATGAGATAATTAAATCTTTCATTAATTCTGGATGATTCAACAAATCTAACCCCAACGCTTCCCCCACTTTCGTATAGTTGTATTTTCCAGTAATCTGAATCGGACCTTCCCCTTTATATTTCAAGCCATCTCCTTTTTGATCATTCCCCAATGAAGAATTAAAATCGTACTTGGTAAAATAATCAGCATCTCCTAACTCGGAAAACCACTGAAACCCACCGGTCTCATGTGCGAACTGCGCCATACACATTGCAATCCTCGGCCCAGTATTGATTTCAAATTCTTCAAAAGCGGGATTGAATGCCGCTACCAACGCTTCTCCTCTAGCGGTAGATAGTCGAGAAACGAGTTTCGCAATCTGGTCAAGTTGTACCAACATGGTCCGCACCTGTATGGAGTATGGCGATTGTATCAGCACCAGTCTAGGGACGCAACCCTAAATTGACATTTTCAAAAATGAGAACTGCTCACCCGTATTTCTTTAAAGCTCTTATCTTCAATGGGAACCGAAAGACCAATAAATGCATTCCATTCTTCATCCGTGAGTACCGTTTCTTCCTTCTTAACTTTTTCGGCTCCCAACAAATATTCTACAGCGGGAGGTCCACCACCCGGTTGCTCAAACGCCAAAACCAAAGAGTCATAATAGTCCGGTGATCGACCAATATCTTTACGTAAATCGTCCTTGGAAACAATCTGAATCTTACCATTGGATGAAATCTTGTAGCGCATAATCGTCAATTCCTGACGCAAATGATCCAAGATTTCATAATCAGAAATAATAACGTTCTTTAACCCCACCCCCATAGCTGACATCCGTTTACGGAACTCCCAAGATAGTTCAGCACGGATATTCAGATAACGATCTTTATCAATTACTGTAGTTTGTTCCGCGTTATTCACGGCGATAACGGGAATCTCAATGGAATCATCTTCACCTTGAATTTCCACCAGCCGGTCATACACACCGGCGCCCAATCCCACCACGTCAATTTTTACAGCGGATACGGGCATCTCATACTTTTCAGTACACTCTCGAACGACCTCAACGGTTAAGCCAGCCACCTCCATCGTATCATTACCCGTCACCCGACGAATTTCCAATACTCTTGAACCAGATTTAATCGTCCAAACTGTACTGTCCAAACCCATTCGGGCCACGTCCAACCCAATCTCCAATGAAGTACCCAACTCTCCTTCATTTTCAAATGCCGCCATGACAAACCGATATGGCACCACGGACATCTGTGAGCTAGGTACAAATTCAGCTTTAACAAAGATTTTATATAATGGGTCATCTTCACCCCATGCTTCCCTACGCTTCTTCACCCAATCATACGATACTAAGCCAGGGTAGATATTACGTCCCGCAACCACATTGGGACTTTCTTCAGCCGTAATCTTAATGACTTTCCACTTACCAAATCGACTCTTCTTTTCTGGCATACAGATATTTGCCAGTTCGCAATCGGCAATCGCTGTATTGGAGATTACTAACCACCGGCAATTCGCGGAAGTCATCAAACCTTCTGCCGCTTCCCAAATCGCTGGTTGAATACCTGCGGCTTGGTCGAAGATCACTAATTGGTTGGGACTATGAAATCCAGTGAATTTTTCAATAGATGTTTCATCGGTACTGAAGCCAACTGCAAAATGCTCATCATTAAAGGTTAAAGATAGTTGTAAAAGCTGACCCCCCAATGGCATTAACGCCTTTTGATGAGCCGTCCGCAATTCTTTCCATAACAAATCACGGACCTGACGTAAGGTAGGAGCTGTAGATATCACTTTAGCCGGTTTGAAATTACATAAGAACCATAATGCAATACGAGCAGAGATATGCGTCTTTCCTACACCATACGAAGCGGGCACAGCCACACGCTCATGATTGACAATAGCTTGACAAATCTCTTGCTGCTTGTTCCAAAGACGATCACCCAAAATATTACTAATCCACCATACTGGATCTCTTTGTCCACGAAGAACCAAATCTGTCTTCCATGAAGCATTCCGTTGAACCAATGGTTTACGTTCCAAGTTAATTCTCCAAAATAATGAGCTTGCTTTGATCACTCTGAATCAAAGATAGTACCACATTCATCACGTCCAAAGATCGAGTATTGTACAAAATGATAAATAAATGCTCTGACACATAGCCCATTAATCGCTCTAAGTTATTAGCTGTCACTGACATGACCTTAATATAATGATCCATATTCCACATCACTTCTCCGTATGAAGATCTAGCACCCAAAAGATTGGCTGAAGATTTATACGCCACATGTAACTCGGTACATGCCACCTTCTCCCGTTGTAGATTGGGCATAACTAACAACACCTTGGACGGCTGAAACGTCATGCCGTACCACAATGCCAACCGTACCGCTAAGAACAACGAACATGACTCACTACTCAGCGATAAGACTTTAGCTGTACTCACCAAATCACATGTGTTTATTTCTTGATCTAACAACCCCACACCCATGAATTGAGTAATAAAGTTCGCTGCATTCGATTGATAGTTCATCATTCTTCCTCAACACTTGAATCTATAGTCGATTGTGACAATAAATCTGCCCAAGTGGTAGGAGCTTTACCACCAGCCAAATCAATACCTTTCGTTTGAGCGACCACACTCGCCCGCACCAAGGATTCATACGCTTGTGCTAAAGAGCGCATATCATTGGGAGTGCGAATGTCAAACGGGAGACCTAAGCTACTGGACTCCATCCCTTGAATCAATTTATCAATCTGATTCACTAACCGATTACGAATATTCGCAGTCTTGAGTTTGTAAACTCGATCTGCGGTACGTTGTAAATCATTTTCCCGCGCTTCAATCTTTTCATCCCACGCATACGTATCCGACCAAGATGATAAAAGATCAAAATCCAACTTGGTGTGGTCCGCCAAGCGTTGCAAACTTCGCTTGGCTCCCATCTTATAGTACACTTCAAAGATGTCAGCAATGACCTGCTGCTGCGTTTTGCGAGTGGTCGGTTTCATTGGTACACACCAGAGCGCTGGCTAGGAGCTTTCTTCAAGATCGTTGATCTAGCTGTGTTAGTAATCTGCGTAGCAAAAGGTTTCGTACTGAAATATCCTTTGCTCATTGCGCTATACACCTTAATCAAGGTACCCGCATCAATCGCTTTCAGTTCTTCTTTCAACAACTGGGATAATTTCTCACACACTTCTTCACCCAGTTGCTCTTGACATTCCAAATAACGAAAGATGCTGCCCGTGGTGATCAACCCCCGTACTTCTTTGGGGTCCGGGGATTGCACCAAGCGATGGATAGAATTGACTACCGCTTTATTCAACATCATCGTACTCCAACAACAGTCCTTCATCATCCAAAATCTGGCCGGGGAACATGGAACTATCTTCTTCTTCCAATGCTGTCACCCGCTTAATCCCGTCATGAATGGAAACCAAAGTACGGACCTTTTGCAAGGTGCCACTAAAACCCATGACGTTACGGATAGCAGTTTGCTGATTGCGTGACAAGAGTTCCAATAATGCGATCTGCTGCATGGTGTCCATATCGCGGATTCGTTCTGGAGCCAACAGATTATCTTCCAAGATACGCATGGCGGAATTGATGCGTCCCAATCGATCTACTTCTTCATTCGATTGAGCAAAGATGGCGCGATATGTCCGATCAAAAGATCGTACCGCTAAGTCCGCAAACGCGGGATTTCTGGCAATGCTTTTCCGAGTCATACTGGCACACCTCACAGTGGGTGCGCCAGTATAACTCAGAGGGTTTTATAAACGCAACTGCTACCTAACGGCGCACATCCCTCCACGACACTCTTGGGACTCGATCTCGTGATGACCACTGGCCCCAGAAATGTTCACCGGCAAAAGAGTATCCACATACGCATGGTACGCTTCTTCCGTAACCACCTCTTGTGGCAGATATGGATAACCCAAATCTTCAGCCGTCTTCGTCGCGTCATTCCGATACATGAATGCCGTCGCTACATAACTGTCCCAATTCTTGTGAATCCATTCCACAATCTGCCCTACCTCTCCTGGAGAGTACGAAATAGTGCTAGAGATGTTGTTGTCCACATAGTTGTCCATCAACACCTTATACCGTTCCAACTGCTCAATGGCCGTTTCTTGATTCACATACTTGCCATCGATCTTAGTAAAATCCACATTCTGATAATCTACCGGGAACTTCACCAATGCCCCCGTACTATCGTATGGATTTTCTCGCACGTCATACCCAGCTTGCACCATAATCTCCACTAACGGATCATGCTGGGAAAAATTGATGTTGTTAAAAATATACCTCCCCAATGGCTTATGCACCCCTTCCGTACAATCCGCAATTTTAGCCAGAGTACCAGAAGGTTTTATCGTGCTCACTAATGCAGCATGTGGAAGGTCTAACTCATCAGCCATACTATCTGCACCAGATCGAGCTAAGGTCCGTAAAATCTGTAAAGCGGTTGGATCTTTATGATGCTCCCAACCCACAACACCCGTTAAGCCCACTCCACATA